AAATACTACCTCTCTTTTTTTTATTATAAACTAACATAATCATAAATACTTTATATTAAGTCCATTTGGAGAAGATATCAATGACATTTAGAAAAATACAAACAACAAATCTTGTTAGCACAGAAACGGCTTTTACAGATCCTTTAATAATTCTTAACAAAGATGGTACTACAGCAACAGATGTTGGATTTTTAAGTAGAACAGGAAATGATACATACACAGGTTTAATCAGAGACAGTGATACTTCTAAATATTATTTAATTGATAGTATTGATATGACCAATCAAGCAACTAATGATATTAGTGCAACAGATTCATCAATAACTAAAGCAACATTGGTATTAGATACTATAGAAGTAACTTCATTAACTGCTGATAGTTCATTTGTTTTACCAAAAGGAACAGAGGCTAATAGACCAGCAAGTCCTGTAGAAGGACAAATGTATTTTAACACAGAAACTAAAATGTTTGAAGGATATAACGGTACAGCATGGAAACAGCTAATACCATCTGAATACCAAGAAACTTGATAAATACATGTAACTTGGAGAAGACAAAATGGCTTTTAAAATAATTAATGATACAGTAATACATGACAATAAATTAGCTGACATAGCAAATGTTAAAGTTGATGGAATGGATGTATTGGTAGGTGATGGTAATTCGTCAACAAAAGTAAACCTACAAAATGTTACATTAGATGGTTCAGTAGACTTATCAACTAATTTAACTACTGATGATTTACCTGAAGGTACAACAAACAAATATTACACAGACGGTAAAGTTCAAGCAGTCATATCACAAGAAATTATAACTAATTCACTAGCAGATACAGGATATGTAGATGCTGGCGATGCCACAACACTAGTAGATGCAAATAATCATGCAGATACAGGAGATGCAGCAACACTACAAAGTGCGCAATCATATGCAGATAGTGTAGTAACATCAGGTACAGGTAGTCTTACTACAGACGATATTTCAGAAGCTTCAAACTTTTATTTTACTGATGCAAGAGTACAAACATATTTAGATGTTAATGATTATGCAACAGAACTCTTTGCAATAAATTATACAAATCAAGAAGTAGCAACAGCTACAACTAATTTACAAACATATGCAGATCAAGCAGTAGCAAATCTAGTTGACTCTGCACCAACTACACTTGACACACTCAACGAATTAGCTGGTGCTTTAGGAGATGATCCAAATTTTGCTACAACACTTGCAAATAATATTGCTACAAAAGTTGCAAAATCAGGCGATACTATGACAGGTGCATTAACACTTAGTGGCGCACCAAGTTCTGCCAATCATGCAGCAACAAAAGCATACGTAGATAGTGCAGTGACTTCAGGTACAGGATCTTTAGATACTGATAGTGTTCCTGAGGGCGGAGCAAATCTTTACTACACAGATGCAAGAGTACAAACTTACATTGGAGGTGATAGAACACACGGAGGCATTACTGTTGATAGTATAACAGGTACTGGATCTCTAGCAATTAAGTCAGGTAACCAATATGTTTACATTAGAGGCACTGATAATGGAAACATGTTTGCAGGTAAAACCGGTGAATGGTCTGCAATGTACTATGCAGATAGTATGAAAGTACAAACAAAAAGTGCCGGTGTTGATGTAACAGGTCAATTAGATGTAGCCGGAGAAATTGTCGCTACTGGTGATGTTACAGCATATTCAGATAGAGCATTAAAACGTAATATTCAAACTATTGAAAATGGATTAGATAAAGTTATGAACATGCGTGGTGTTACTTATGAAAAAGATGGCAAGACTGGACTTGGTGTTATAGCACAAGAAGTTGAAGAAGTATTGCCAGAGGTTGTTAAACAAGATCAGCATGGTATGCGTAGTGTTGCATATGGTAACATTGTTGGTGTACTAGTTGAAGCAATCAAAGAACAACAAAAACAAATAGATGAATTAAAATCAAAATTAGATGATTAAAAACAACTAATATTAAGTTTTACTAAAAACAGATAAATATTAATGCAGGCTGACTGCCTGCATTAACGTTAATTAATTAAGGAGTTATAACTATGGCAGCATTACCAGGTACTGGCTCGTCCCTATCAATCGGTACAGTGAGAAACTATTTCGGACTGTCGGGGACTACGTCACTATATGACTTAGGTACACACATTTCACCAAATGTGACAACAAACATTCAACTTTCAGCAACTTTTGGAGGTTGGCAGAATCCTAACCAATACGGTACAGCTTCAGGTGTTGCACCGGCTGACGATGAAGGTCCAGGAGCAGTTTACCCAGCACCAGATGGCGTAAACACTATCTAATGACACACCAAGACACTGTTGAGATTTTTTTCTTGACAGTGTCTTATTTTTCCCTTAAAATAAGACGATATATACAACTATGTAAACTCAGAATCACAGGAGATAACAATTATGAGTATTCGTACAAGATTTGAAATTGAAACATTTGTACTTGGCGCACACCCAAGTTTAGCAAGAAAAGCAATGGCACTACAAACAGATTTAATGGCGGCACGTGCAGCCAATCATCCAGACCTTGCAGTACTTGAAGCAGTAACAGCTGACTTTGTAAAAGAGAACGGCGAGTTAGATGCGCTTATTGCAAATGTAGAAGAAAGCGAAGAAGAATATTGGGTAAACAAGTTAGCAAAACTTGCAGCCATTGATATTCTAACAATTGGTAAAGTACAACCAGAACACATGGCATATATGTCATCACTGTCTGATGAAGCATTCGCGGCATCAGTAAAATCTGCAGCAGCTCTTGCAAAATCATTAAATGCAAGTGTACAAGAAATTGAAGCAGAGTTAGAGTCAGAACTAGCATCATAAAAAATAATGGTAAGTTTACCTAATCATTATTATAAAACTGATAAATCCGCAAATGTAGCAATTTGTGTTCCTGTGCGTGATACGGTTACAGCGGTTTTTGCACATAGTCTCGCCATGTTAATGAAAAAATGTGGCGAGACTAATTTGTCTACAACACTACATTTTAATATGGGAAGTGAAGTTGCAATGCAAAGACAGCAACTAGTTGATCAAGCACTAGATACAAGTTGTACACATATAATGTGGATTGATTCTGATATGAAATTTCCTCCAAATACACTTAATATGTTATTAAGTTATAAAAAAGATATTGTGGCAGGAAATTATGCAACTAGGGTACCACCGCATAGACCTGTTGCATTTACAGATCCAAATAATTTGGACAGTAGATGTTTTAGTGGAACCGGACTTGAAGAAGTTTGGGCTGTAGGAAGTGGTATGATGCTTGTAAATCGAAAGGTATATGAAAAGATACCAAGGCCTCATTATAAAATTGAATATGATGAAAATTATACTAGCCTTGTAGGAGAAGATGTTTACTTCTGTAACAATGCACATAAATATGGTTATACAGTATTTGTAGATCACGTGATAAGTGATAAAATTGCACACGTTGGAACACGTGCATTTACAATAAAGGAAGATTGCAATGATTAATTTAAAAGGATTCAAAGGACAAAGTGTTGTTACTCCTTGGGATCGACTTAAGAAGTATATTTTTCCAACTTACCCTGTTGTAAAAACAGATAAAAGAGTAAGTAGAGAAGATACATTACTAACACTAGCAAAACAGTTTGAAAATAAATCTGATATGGTTTGGGTAGTAAACGAAACAGCAAACATTAGAACTAACTTTCCTTGGCATTATAGACCAAGTGATGATGGAAGAAACTTTATACATAAATTTCCAACTGTAACAAAACGTACAAAGTCAACAGTACTACAAGGTGATATTTACTTAGTTCCTACTAGTGGTAAAATGTGGGGTGCATATGAAAATAAAATCATAGCGGCTTACCAAAAAACAGACTTTGACGTCTTTATGATTAGTTTTCATGAAGCAGAAGCAGATGCAAATTTTATTAAACTTAAGAAAAAATTCCCAGATGCAAAACATGTAAAAAATGTTGAAGGAATTGGTAATGCACACAAAGAATGTGCAAAACAATCAACAACAGAAATGGTATATATTGTTGATGCTGATGCAGATATGGCAAATGATTTTTATTTTGATTATATGCCTCCAATGAGTAAACGTAAAAATACAACATACGTATGGAGCGCACGTAATCCAATTAATGGACTAGAATATGGTTATGGTGCTGTAAAATTATTTCCTCGTATACAACTTTTAGAAATGGGACATCAACTGCCAGACTTTACAACTGGTGTAAGTTTTTACCAACCTATTAGTGATGTTAGTAACTATACACGATTTAATAAAGACCCTTATCGTACATGGCGTAGTGCATTTAGAGAGTGTGTTAAGTTAGCATCAAGTGTTAACCCTAACCAAAAACAAGCAGAAACAGATGCACGTTTAGAAGCATGGTGTACCATTGATAATGGTGAAAGATTTGGACGCTATTGTATTAAAGGTGCATTAGAAGGCAAAGCATATGGTTTAGAAAACAAGGGTGATGTTGAAGCATTAAATAAAATTAACGATTATGAATGGTTAAGAGAAAAGTTTGTTGAAAGTATGAAAAAACGAATTACTGAATAAGTTCTACTTCTTGTTTTTTATGATTGTTGTATATTGTTTTAATTTTACGATTGAATTCTTTATCTTTTAATTGTATATTTGCACCCGGATGTAATGGACCAGGATAGTTGCCTATTTTAACCCATGCATATCCATTGCTTTCATCATTAAGTCTTGGAATAAATTCCTGTTCAACTATAGATACAAAACTATTATATTGAAATTTTCCATTAGATGATTTAAAAATATTGATAGGTATTACTTTTTGAATACTAGGAAGTGTGCCTAGTTCTTCATAAATTTCTCTATACAATGTTTCGCTTGGTCTTTCTGTGCCTTCACTTTTTCCACCAAAAAAGCCCCAAGTATTAGGGTGCTTTACATTACTGCCTCGTTGTTGTAAAAGTATTCTGCCTGTGTTAAGACTTAAGAAAATACAGCCACTTGCTTCTATCATAGATATAACCGCCAAAAACCTGCGTTATAAACGCCTTCGTTACTATTTAACCATTCTTTGCCGTTCCATTCTAATTGGTCGTTGCTTGAAACATTAGTAACATATTCTGTGGTGTTTATATTTGAGCTGTCAAAACTAACAACCCACGCAGAGCCATTGTATTCGATTATATCATATCTTTTAGCTTGTAGATTTGTCCATGCTGGATTAAGAGGTATATCATTTAATACAATATATCTTTGTCCTGTTATTGCAGTAGGTACAGTACCATCGCCTGGTTGATTCTTTGTTGGATCAACAATTGCATTAACTGCAACAAGTGTATTTGCAGGCAGTGTAGTCTCGTCAATATCAACATAAAGAGAATTTGGATCACTTGCATTTATATTAAGTCTACCAATGATATCATTATCTTTATCACCTGGGTCTGTTCCTTTTCTCAACCTAAGTTGACTTATTCCATCTCTTACTACCCCAAATGGTAGTAGTTCTTCTTGCCAATCAAGAATAGTACCTTGATCATTTAAATTTGTTCCATCTTTGTTAAGCAAGTAAAGTTGTCCGTTCTCATACCTTGCTTTTTTCTGTTCAAATGTTACAACTGTATATTCTAGTGTAGATTTATTAAATGGTAGTTCTTCTCTAAAGTTATCTAAATCTTCGTCTGTTAAGTTATAAAGTTCATTAATAACTGTGTGAATAAGTTTTTGTTGTTGAATCTTAGCAGGCGGATTTATATGCACAGGTACATCAAAACTTATAGTACTTACATCAATAATATCATCAATACTTGACCCAACACTTCTAGTTGACCATGTTGTATTAGTCATTTCAACATGTGATAATGCACTCCAATCAACAATACTACTACTAGTTCTAATATCAAGTGTAGGATTAAAGAGAACAAGAATCTGTTCTAATAGTTGCAGTTTCTGATCGGTGTTTGATGTCCATATATCACAGTTCATTTGTAACATATATGGAACTGGTGCATGTCTTTCAATTGTATAACCGTTTCCTCTTTCGTTTGAGTATTTTCCGGTTTCATCATCAAATCTTTTTTCAAAAACTTGTACTTTTTCTGTATAGTCTTGATATGTACGTCTCTCTGGTAACATGTTTAATGCAGTTACATAACAACTAATAAATGGTACACTGTTAACAACGTTCTCACTATTTTCACGTGTAATATGTGCGGCCATTCTGTTGATATCACCATAACGTACAGGCACTTTTTGGTACACTGGTAGATTATTGTCATCTTTACCCATTTGTACATTGAATCCACTAAACAGTCTTATAAACTGTTGAATGTATCTTCTAATTTGTTTATCGTAAAAATATTGTTGTGCCATTATTCAAAATCACTTTTTGGTTTTATTGCTTGAGACAGTGGAATTTTTTCTGGGAATTCCTTATTATCAACAACGGTTGTAGCATTATTATTAATAAAGCTACTTGCATTGTATGTTCTATCACTCCATGTGTTTTTCGCAACATTGTCGTATAGTCTATGCCATCTACTACCTCGGAATACAAATAATCTATTTGGATTAAAGTCTGTTCTAATAAAGTAATCGCCATCATTTGGTTGTTGTGGAAATTGATCACCTTGTTCTAATACTTCACCATGTTCGTATTCTTCTTCATTATCTTCAACACCAAATAAATGTTCAGCTAATGGCAATCCTGTAGGATTAGCTGCTTCTGCACTTGCTACAATAGCATTGCTAATATTAAGTTCTGTTTTGTATGCACTTATATCGTTTTTAAGAGAATTTTCATCTGCGGCAGTACCAAGTATATCTGCGTATTCTTGTGTATCTGTTAGTGGTGCCACTTTAACTCTCCAAATATGTGGATACCATGTTTGTGAAAAACCTTCAGCACTTCTACTTGCATCCTGGACAACATAAAATTTATTAATTGCTTCTTTTTCAGCAGTAAGTAATAATTCATCTCTTAGATGTGGTAATTCTAATACATCACCGGGCATAAGTTTTCTGTTTAGTCTTTGAATCATGTCATTTATATGAAATGTAATAAACAAAGTATCGTTTGTGAGGAATAGTCCAAACTGTGTAAGATCAAAGTCATTATCGCTTACGTTATACACACCTCTTAATTCATAAACATCAGGATCATATTTCCTGTCTCTGTTTTCCATAAAAAGTAAATCTTGTATTTGTGTTTCGTCAATAATTCCTTCTGGATTTGTTTCTTCTCCAGTAATAAAATCACGTTCTAGTCCACTACCGTAGTTTGGTTCACTAGGATCGTTGTTTCCTTCTTGTGGATCGGGTCCTAAATATTTGTGTACGTGTATAGCAGTACCGCCAATATCAAACTGCTCACGGATACTACGATCCATGAACTTGTAATCATTGCCTTTATATGGCTTATATAAACTGAGTCTCGGCATGTTAATTCCCTATATAGTGTATTTATGACTTGACAAATCTTTAATTTCCAGTATACTAGTTTAATCTATATCTAGATATTAAAAGAAAAGGAAAACAAATGTTTAGGTTTTTTAAGAACCGAGATTGGTGGTTATGGAGTTGGCTTGGGTCAGCTATCATTTTATCATCCCTATGGGTTCAAGTTGAAATTGATGTAAAAATCAATGAATGGTTTGGCCAGTTTTATGATATGATTCAGAGAGCATTGGCTAAACCAAATAGTATTACCTATGCAGAGTATTGGGGAAGTCTTCTTGACTTTATCTACCTTGCAGGTATCTATGTTTTAATTGCAGTAATAGTAAGTTTCTTTACTGCACACTATTTGTTCCGTTGGCGAACGGCAATGGTAGAATGGTATCATTCAGTATACGACAAAGCTCGTACAATAGAAGGTGCGGCTCAACGTGTACAAGAAGACACTATTAAATTTAGTCGAATCATGGAAGGACTAGGTACTAGTTTTATTGAAGCTATTATGGTACTAGTACAATTTGTACCAATCTTATTAGGCCTAAGTGCAGGATTAACAATTTTCTTTTTTGGAGAATGGGAATATGGACTTGTAACCGGTGCTCTACTTTGGAGTATTGGTGGTACGTTATTCCTAATTGCGCTAGGTTGGTTGTTGCGTCTTGTAGGTGTTGAATACGATCTACAGAAAAAAGAAGCGGCATATCGTAAAATATTAGTTATTGCAGAAGATGATGGCTCAATTCGACCTAAATCTATACAAGAGCTATTTGATGGAGTACGTGGAATTCACTTTAAAAGTTATCTACGGTATCTTTATTTCAATGTAGGTCGTATTGCATATTTGCAGGCTAATGTACTAAGTGCTTATGTGTTCTTAGCACCAGCAATTGTTACAGGTGCAATTACACTAGGTGTAATGCAACAGATTATTCGAGCTTTTGGGCGTGTTGAAGGAAGTATGCAATATTTACTTAAAGCATGGCCAACAATTATTGAATTATTGAGTGTGTATAAACGTTTGAGAGAATTTGAACGTCAAATTGAAGAAAAATAATAAAAAACCAATCAAATTAAACTAATCGGGAGCAGTATTATAATACTGCTCCTTCTTTTTGAAGTGTTCTAGGAACTTGCTAGTCGATAACTTAGTATACGGTTCATTCTAGCAATTTTTCTTAGCTGGCTAAAACGAGCAAGTATCCAATGATGTCTATGTGTCATCATCAATCTCCTTTCGGGTTGTTAACCATCTTTTAACCCATGATGAATGGGCCACTTTTCAACCATGTGAATGGTAATATTATTTATAAAAAAATTATAAGTCATTGATTATGCACAAAACTTTTATGCATTTTTTTGTTGACAGGTAAGATGTCTTACTATATACTGTATATATAAATTGGAAATAAGGAGTTTTAGATGGACATCATGACAGCACACCAAGTAGCAAGTGGCGAAGCAAAAGCTGAAGCAAAAGTACTTGAAAGCATTTATGGAGATAGTTATCCATGTGGTTTTGCTTGGGTAACAAGTTATGTTAAAGGCAATACTAAGGAAGGTAAAGCCCTTAAAGCCGTTGGTTTTAAAAAGAGCTATTCAGGTGGATATCAGCTTTCAAATCCAAGTGGTAGTTATGTACAAAATGTAGATATCAAAGAAGCTGCTGCTCAAAAGTATGTAGATATTTTTGAAAAACTTACTGGTATTAAATTGTACGTTAGTTCACGATTGGACTAAAAAAAGGTTGACAGGTAAGACATCTTGCCTTAATATATAAGTATAGTTAGAAACAAGGAGCAAACAATATGCAATTCAAACTTTTTCAAATTAAGCTCTCTAATCAAGAAGTTGACACAATTAA